GATGAGCGGACAAGGCGGTGAACCAATAGCTTACAGAGGAGATCCTTTGTAGTAATGGCCGATACTCTCGTTCTAAATGCAGACGGGCAACCTATATCGCTACTACCACCCTCAACTATTAACTGGAAAGAAGCAGTAACTTATATTTGGTTAGATAAAGTTACAGTTCTTGATTGGTATGATGATTGGATAGTAAGTAGTGCAAATTGGGAAACTCGTGTGCCAGCAGTTATAATGTTAAAAGAAATGTATCGACGGCGGCGAAACCCTCGCTTCTCAAAATACAACGTTCATCTACGCGACATGTTCCATTGTCAATACTGCCTAAACAAATTTTCCAAACAACAATTAACACTAGACCACGTACACCCTATCAGCCTTGGTGGTAAAACATCTTGGGAAAATATTGTAAGTGCATGTGGCCCGTGTAATACACGTAAGAGTAATAAAACTATTATGAAGCCAAAGAGTGTGCCTTATCGTCCTGACTACTACGAGCTTGCCAACAAACGAAAGCAGTTAGACTTTGAAATAAAACACCCTAGCTGGTCAAGTTTTTTATCTTAATTTCTTTTTTGGAAGGATCTAGTTGTTGTTCGTTAGCAAACAATGTATCTTTACTAACATTACCATAAAGCACACCTTTGATATTACATTTGTTACAAGGATGACAGTTTCTGTCTTGAGCTAGTCTTTGTCTAAATTCCCATAGTTTTTTACTTTTAAGCCAAATGTCTTGTATGCTTTGCTTGCCTACGTTGCCCATGATCTGTTTCTTTTCCCAATCATGTGAACATAATAGTACATCGCCGTCCCAATGTATGCTCATCGCATAGAACGGAATGTTACACCCTAGTTCGGGTAGTTTTTGATCAAACAAATATCCTGCTCTATTACTTAGATAAAGAAACCCGTAGTTTTCTTCAGGTGGCTTGTAATAGTGTTGCAGGATATATTGATCTTTAGTCATACCAACTTTTTCAAATAGTTCTGTGAACTTCTCTACTTGCCACTCACCGTCGTACATTGATACAAAGAATTTATTGATTCCTGCGTCGAGTAGTTCAAGTGTCTTATCGTAAGTAAGCCTATCACCATTTGTTACCATGTGTATATTTTCTTGCCATGGCATGTGCTTTTTAAGCAGTTGTATACTTTCAGTTAGATGCTTGTATAATAAACTTTCGCCAAAGCCGCAATACAACAGTCTATTCTTATAATGACTGTTGGCAAGTTCTTTGCCTATTTTGTCAATTAACTTTAAATCCATGTGTAAGTTTAGATTTGGATATCCGTGAGCTCTTGGACAGAACTCGCAAGTTAAGTTACATAGTTCTGTAGTCATTAAGTCAATTAACATTAACGAACTAAACGGATCTTCATCATGCATCCTATCTTCCATAGGATCATACATTGACTCTCTATCTTTTGCAATATAGTTTGTGCTTTTCATCTCTGGCATATTGTTATTTAATCCAAGCTATCCTTTTACCAGCATCCTTACGGCGCTGATGTTCTTCGTGTGACCCTGGATATCTCCAAGCCCATATAGCAACAAGGGCCATAAAGCCTCCGCTCCATAGTACAGCTTTCATATTACCTGTGCTGAACCATATGAACGCAACACTTGTTGTCATTGTAATTATCATAAAGTATTTGAACTTAGTAGGGAAGACACGCTTCTCTGACCATCCACGCAGGAAAGGTCCAAACAGTTTATGATTCATTATGTAATTATGCATACGATCGCTTGACTTTGCGAAACAGTATGCCGCGCCTACTGCTGGTGTACTCCAGGGCAATCCTGGTAAGTATATTCCAACAAACGCAACTCCCAGTAGTACACAGCCTAGGCTGAACCACAATGCTTTTCTTATATTTAAATTTGGTATTCGCATTTGGGATACTCCTTTTCTAGTTTTTATTCATTAGTTGTGCTTCAATAATTCTTTCTCGTAAGTCAACTGCTAACACTTGATGTGTACTTTCTGCAGGGTGACTTCCATCTAGTGCCTTGTCGCCAGCATCTAAAAGTTGTGTGTAATCTCGCAATAGTCTTATGTTATATATGTCTAAAAATTCAGGCGGGCATGTGTTGCCTACTGCAATGTTGAATACATTGTTTGTAAACTGTTTAGCATATGTGTTACCAAAGTTCATCCATACTGCATTCTCGTGCATTAAGTCAACTCCGTCCGGATCAGCAAATGCTCTAAATTTAAGCCATGCTTTAGATGCCTTTACTTTTGCTCGTGAATGAGACCCTGGAGAATGGTTAGCATGAAGGTAAAGTTCTTCACCCCATGTATCAGTAAAACATGCAGATCTTAATTTCCAAGTCCATGCAAAAATAACAGCGTCATCTGGAGTAATTGGATCGTAACCTAATTCTTTTAGCCTAGTTATACTGTAACCAATACGTTTGTTTGATGCCGCTGGCATTGATAAGTTTATTACTTTGCTTTTAAACATCTTAGCAAGTTTATTAGGGTATCCTTTTTTACTTGGACCTTTAGAGTAATCTACCTTACCAGTCGGATACGATATATCACTTAACCCATGGCCGTAGGTATTGCTACAGCCGCAGAAGATTATTCTTTTAAACACTCAGCTACTGCCTTTACACATTCACTAATCATTGCATCAGTGTGCTTTGGTGTAGGAGCGAAACGTAGTCGTTCTTGTCCTACAGCCACCGTTGGATAATTAATTGGTTGAACATAAATTCCATAATCATTTAGAAGTTTATCACTAATTGCTTTACATTTTACAGCATCACGTATCATTACAGGAATAATATGTGTTGTTGTTGTTTCAGCAACTTCGACACCATTTGCTTCAAAGCCTTTTTTAAGACGCTTTGCTTGACGTTGGTGTTGTTCCCTAAGTTCATTGTGGTCTTTAAGATATTTTATACTAGCCAATGCTCCAGCACAAGTGACTGGAGACATTGACGTAGTAAAAATAAAGCCTGAAGCAACAGAGCGGACAGCATCTATGATGACAGCATCCCCTGCTATATATCCGCCCTGTACTCCATAAGCCTTGCCTAACGTTCCGTTGATTATATCAACTCGATCTTCCCCTATCTGTTCGCAGATACCTGCGCCAGTGTTTCCGTACAGCCCAACGGCATGTACTTCGTCTATATAGGTCATCGCACCGTAACGTTCAGCTAAATCGCAAATGTCTTTGATAAGTCCTACATCCCCATCCATGCTATACACGGATTCAAATACTATGCATGGAGTACCTGAACACTGTTTTAACTTATCTTCAAGATCCTCTATATCGTTGTGCTTCCAAACTAATTTGTCGGCACCACTGTGACGTATACCTTGTATAAGGCTTGCGTGATTCATGCTATCACTTAAAAACACAATGTCGGAAACGATTTGTTTAAGAGAAACTAACGTCCACTCATTTGCTACATATGCAGACGTATAAAGTAAAGCTGACTCCTTGTTATGTAACTTAGCCAGCTCGTGTTCTAATGCAACGTGATAGTGTGAAGTACCACCAATATTACGAGTACCACCACTGCCTGCACCAGTTTGATCTAGTGCAGTGTGCATTGCATCTATGACAACTTTGTTTTCCCCCATTCCAAGGTAATCATTGCTACACCAATTTACAATCTCTTTGATTGCATACTTACCGTACCAAATCGCTTTAGGAAACTTTCCACGCTCTCTGAGAATATCATTGAACACACGGTACTTGCCTTCCTGTTTTAGATCGTTAATTTTATCTTGAAAAGGTTTTTTGGTTATCATATTCTTATTTATCTACGTATATAATTGGTTAAATATTTGTATGATACCATTAGTTAATCCAGATTTAAACGGTCAATATATTTTCGTAGTTGAAAATGTATTTCCAAACGAGCATTTAGAATTTTTAAAAAACTATTTTACAGCTGATAGACTAGAGTCAGCTAAAACACAAAGTAACATTGCAGACGATGATGAAGTACGAAAAACAGATATTGCTTGGTTAGATATAAATGACGAAGCAACACATTCTATATATGAGTTACTAAACAATCTTGTTAAGTATGCAAATGATCAACACTACCATTGGAATCTACAACATTTAGAGACTGTACAGTACGGAGAGTACGGTGTTGGAGGACATTATAAAGTTCACACAGACACAGGATTACATAATCCAATGGGAAGCAATAGAAAACTTAGTTTTAGTATTTTGTTGAATGATAATTATGAAGGCGGCGAATTAAATATACCAGGCAGTCCAGGACAACCCGATAGTTTTGTGCCGCAAGCAAATTCAGCAGTGTTCTTTCCTAGTTCTATGCCTCATTGTGTCAAGCCAGTAACAAAAGGAGTGCGCAAAAGTTTAGTTGGTTGGGTACACGGACCAAACTTTGTATAAATATTATTATGAGAACAACAGATATTATAAGAGCAGTATTAGATGTACTTGACAAAGCTGAAGAGCCTAAAGCTGAAGTATTGCCGGCACCGGAACAAGGTGAGCCTGAGGCAAGTCGTTTTAAACAGATCTTTGCAATGTTAAGTAATCCTAGTAAAGGACCATTAGGCAACAGCCCAAACGAAGTAGTTGCAGATGTCGATGCAGTTACAACACTTGCAGGCGGCGGAGTAAACGGTCCGAAAGATCCAGCTGATATAAGAGTTAAAGATCCAAGGGGGTTTGAATAATGCCAACTAAACGTGAAAGACAAGATGCAAAACTAACACAGGCTAACGCAGACAGAGCGGCTCGCAATGTTATACAACCAGGACGCTATGCAGATGTTACAGCAGACGCAACTCAACTACCTACACGTTATGCAGTTGGTGATAACGATACCAACAACGTGGTTGACAATCCTAACACTGGCGGCCTTAAACTAGGCAGACCTTGGGCTAGTTAATGGCTAATAGAAAACATTACAATCTAAGACAAATGGTAGCCTCAGGCTACAATAGTAATGATCACAGTTACATCCACAAGTTTGGACAGATTGCCGAAGCCGCTTCCGATCAATTTGGCACAGTATGGGATGTTGACGATACAGTTTATCCGTGGGCAAGTTTTGACACAGCAGGTACACTCAGTGTTGTAAGCGATAGCACTGATG